CAGCTTGTTGAACAGGTCCATTACCCAGTACACACCGGTGAAGAATCCTATTTTAACCCAATCCCAAGCAGTCAGAATTGCATCCATCGCAATCAACCAGGCTATTTTTATACCACCAACCGATTGGATCCATTTATAAATGACCGCAACTAGTATACCAATCCCAAGCATGATCCAGCCAATCGGCGAAGCAAGCATGGCGGTATTAAGGGCTTGTTGCATAAGCGCGGCGTTACCTGTCGCAAATGCTACGAGCCCCATTGCAATCGACTTTGCCATAAGTGCAACATTGTACGCGATTGTTCCGCTGGTGTTGATTGCATCCCAGATTGCCTGCGCCTTACTGATAGCTAAATACGCGCCGGCGGCCGCCGCAATACCCCAAAATATAGGCTCAAGTGTTTTCCAATTATCTCCTATCCATTGTGCTCCTTTTGCTATTGTCTGAATAAGCGGCAGGAATGTTTTTAACAAACTATTCTGTATGATGGCCCAGGATTGCCCGAATGTCATCGGCATATTCCTGAATTGATCATCAACCTTACCAGACGCATCCAATAATGCATTTTTCACAATATCAGCAGTAATTTGACCCTCCGCTGCCAAATTCCTTATTTGACCTATTGGGACTCCCATATAATCTGCTATAGTCTGAATGATATTGGGTGCCGCTTTAAATACTGAATTCAACTCTTCGCCGCGGAGTACACCGGAACCCAAAGCCTGTGTGAGCTGCAGGCTGGCGGAAATTATTTCTTCTTGGCTTGCACCAGCTATTACAAACATCTTGTTGAGAGTTTCCGCAAATGCTATAACCTCCTCATTAGAATTATTGAAAGCGTCCCCAGCCCTCAGCCCTAACTTAGCCACAACATCAGCCATGCTTGCATAAGATGTTCTGGAACGATTAGCTGCTGCCATTATCATGTCTTGTAATTCTGCAGTAGTTTGCAAGCCATCATTAATAAGGTTAAGCCTGGCAGTAGTTTGGGTCATTTCATCGGTTAAATCTATAATTTTCTTTACTGTCGCTATGCTTATAAAACCTTTAACAAGCCTTTCGATTCCTGAGCTCGCTCTTAATGCTGCCTTTTCTGTATTTTTCAGTTTCTGATTGAACTTGTCTGTTGACTTGCTGGCTTTTTCGATCTTATCAGTTGCGACGTCCGTTTTTTGGGCAATCTTATCAATCGTTTTCGTATATTCATCGGTCAGCTTAAATATTGCCTTGAGGCTTGCCACTATCTTCGCCTCCTTCCCCGGCCAGTTTTGAGCCTGTTAGTTTCTCGCTTCTCCTGTTCAATTCGTATTTGTATACTTGCATAAATAAAAGCCTTCTCCCTATCACTCATTTCTGCCAGGTCAGAAGGCAAAATATGAAGCTTTTGCAGGGCGAAGTGAGCCAGGTTAAACTCAGGATCGCCCTGCTTTATCCGTTTTTTGCGTCTTCAATGAGATCGTTTATATCTTCGTCCAATCCAGACAGTTCAGTAACTGCCTGCGATAGCTTGGCATATTCACCAATGGTAAGCATTGCATTAAGGAGCTCAACTTCTCCAAGCACTCCATATGCTTTTTGCAATTCTGCGTTTTTCAGATCAGGATATACAACGGCCGCCGCAACCAGGGCATGCGCATACGCTGTCCTGTCCAGCACTTCTTGACCGGTTTTCTTGTCCTTTTTGGTATACTTCCTTAAGAGCAGTTCATTTTCTTTTTCGGAAATAGGCTTGATTACAAAAGGTACGGGCTTACCGTCTTCCTGGAACCTGTTAGAAACGAACACTTCCTTATTCTCAACCTGGATAGGGTTTAGAAAAGCTTTCAGCGAACTCATACATTTCCCTCCTGAAATTATCTTAATAAGGGGTAGGGGAATCACCTACCCCTTATCTGTAATTCTCCGGCAGCTTGAAGCCCTCGAGGACCTCAATATCATCAAATGTGAAGTCAGTATCGAAGGTTATCGGGTCATCAGACTGATCGTCCAGTGTCGTTACCGGAATGGTTGCCAGGACCACATTCAACAGCACAACTTCCTGCTTGCCGACCGTTGATTGCGGATCCTCGTTCTTTACCTGTATCTTCAGACCTTTGTAATTGCCGGTGCGAAGATACTGGATAGCCTGGTTCAGCATCTGACTGTTCATGAAGTAAATCGTCATAGACCCAGTTCCTGTGGCGCCGACAACTTTGTGTTGGGTCATCCTATGTCCGAGCATTCGGCGCTCCTGTACAGTTAGGTCGATTTGCGCAGTCAGAGATGAAATTTCAAACAGTTCTCTGTTCTGCCCGTCTATTGTGATATACGCTTTTCCCTCATGAGCAGAGATAGTATCTGGAAGTCTTGTATAGTTTTCAGCCACTTGTTATCCCTCCCCCTTATGACAAATTAACTGTAATGTAAATCTTCTCAACGCTGTCCACCGGCTGAATATAACAGTCGATTACGACTGCATCGCTTTCTGCCCCAGGAGAGACTGTCACATCTTCCGGCTGGAAGTTCTGGATAGCGTTCAGCCTTTGAAGTTCATTGAAATACTCAATCAGAGTAGCCCGCAGCAGTGACCGTCCATCAGGATTGTTGTCAACCTTACCGACATAGTTGCTCTCAAAGATGGTCTTTATATCGTTGTTGATGCCGTCTATGGTCCTGATCAGCCTGTTCTTTGAGAACTGTTTGCCTTTCTCCGGTGTAATGGTGGTGAGTGAGTTGATGTCGTATACTGCTGTTACATTCTGGGCGCTGTCCACCTTGAAGATGAATTCCCCTTTCTGGACAGCAGTCTCCATCTCCGATTTCGTCATTCTGGGTACTACATCCACAGCTCCAATGTATTTACGCCCGGTATTGCTCTGATTGATTCGAGCCCCTGCAGTTATGCCGGCTACCCATGCCGTTGTCTGTGCAGGTGTCAGTTCCGTTTCGTCAGCCAGCTTCACGCCCTGGGTAACATTGATTATTGCTTCACTACCCGCATCATAATAATTTGCCAGCACAGCCTGGATCTTCACGCCCTCATCCTCGCGCATAGCCTCAACCCAAATCTGGATAGCAGATTTTATTGCGGCAGAGTCTTCGTCATCATACGGATAGCAGAGCACATTGAAGTTTTCTGTTTGTAATTTTTCTAATGCTTTCTGCACATCATCTGCTATATGGTTTTGACCTAAATTGTAAACTAATACTGTCTGAGCGCCTTTTAGAGCCTCGTTTGCCATCAGTTTGTCCTCTGCAGTCACGCCTTCCGGCCATTCACTCTGGTCCAAGGCCGTAATTCGGTAAATATCTCTCTTATTGCCTTTGCTAACCTCCTGGAGCAATGCAACAATACCCCTATCGCCTATAGTAATAGATAACGGGGCATTGGTCAGGAAGTTAATATACGCACCGGGGAGGATTTTGTTTTGTCTATCCCATGTTCCGCTCATATTATCACTCCTTCATATGTTCGTTTGTCGATTGACTTTGCATTTTTGCATTTTAACAAAGCGCTCTTTTTTAATCTCCGAATACCTCACATCAAAAGTAATATGCAGCACATTATCAACAATAGTCGCCTGCAGGTTTTGCGCACGGAATGTTCCCACCAAGTCAAATGCCCGCAGCAGGTTTACCTGTACCTCTTGACAATCGGATTTGACCTCGTTTTTTCCTTTGTCGCTGAAATAAGCCAGGTCAAGGGAAACAGTGCTGTTGTATTTGTTGTCAAGCCTTTTGCCGTAGCCTTGTTCGATTACAGTGACTAGGAATGAGGGCGTCTTGAAGTTTTGAGGGATGTCTTCGTCATAAATGGTAGCTGAAGGATATTGTTCATGGATCTTCTGTGCAATAGCCTGCTTAATTTCACTTATCATGCTTCCGGTTCACCCTCTCTACTTCTTGTTCAAATTCACGTACCAGCGCTTTCTCCACTGTGTTTATTGCTTTTTCCAGTATAAACTGCCCTTTGACCCACCCTTTTGTTTTTCCACCTTGAACAATCCGATGCCCATAATTCACGTAGGGAGCGTAGTCAGCTGTGTTACCTATTTCCTTTTCAACGCCTTTAGGAGTTTTTTTGGTTCTGGATGCATACCAACTCTTCCTCATGTGCCCGCCGACTCTTGATGTTGAAGTAGTAAAGCGGACATACTCTCCGGAACGAGTATAAAACTCAACTACATTTCCGCCTTTACTTACGTTGGTAAGTCTTTTTGCTACTTTCACTCCTTCATTAACTGCTTTATTGAGTACCCTTTTATCAATCTCGGATATATCGTCCAGCATGGCCCGCAGCTCTTTCCGGTACTTGTTAATAAACGCTTTGTTCATCCGGTAGTTGCTGCTCATGCCGTATCCACCCGTTTCACAGAGAACTCCTGGTGGGAGCTATACGGGAATCCTTCGCCTACTGTCAGGGTTACCTGCTTGCCATTCCGCTGGGTGACAACAACCTCATCACCTTCCCGAATGTCCACATCTGGGCCACAAAACAAGGTATGGGAGGTTACAAGCGTAGGCACACCGTTCTCTCCTGTGTCTACCAGTTGGCCTTTGCTATAGTGACATTTGACACCCTCATATAACAGCTCTTTTTCCTGTTTTGTGAAGCCGCCCTCTACAACCTCAACCCAACGGTATATATCCATGCGATCTTTCCATAATCTTTGAAGCGCATTCATCTACGCAACCTCCGGAATCGCATCAAGGCCTGCTTGTCTTTTTCAGACAGGCCGTAGATAGTTTCTCTGGAAACCTCGTCAGTGTTGTAAGTTATAGAGGTATCACCCTCTTTTATCGAGGTCACATCAAATACTGAACTATCTCCGACCTCAGCCTCATAGTCAATAACAGCTTTGACCTTGCGGCGGATAAATGGTTCCAATTCTGCAGGCGGTTCTTTGAGGTTGCAGTAGTTCAGACACTCCTGGATAATGTCAGTTATGATTAGGTCCTTCCTATCATCCTCAATTTTGAGGTTGCTCTTTACTTTTGCAAGCATTTCTTCAATGGACATATACTCACCCCTCTTAGGGTAAAAAGAGGGAGAAGGCCGCTATTTAGCAGCCTTCTTCTCCTTTTTCTTTGCTCCTTCAGCGCAGTTTTCTTCTGTATCCTT